AACCTCTTCGGCATCGAGAAGAGTCGTTTAGACGCGTTGGCCTTCGCTTTATACCCATAACCTAAGACAGATAACATCTGTCCCAGAGTTAGAGAGTATTTTCGCACGAGCTCGAGTAGACCGGCAAGAGATTGTCGGCCCATGACGAACTCAGCGAAAGGAACCATAGAAACGTCTTTCCCTTTCAAGAAAGTACGCTTCGCAAATTCCAATGCGACGCCCGACAACGATACCAGGGATTTATGATCTCCGATACCGACGTCCATTCGACCCATCAAGGTCTGATAGGTCCGAGCTACTTTACCATTTCCTATGACTACGTCATCTCCCAAGATGGCGTAACCAGGGAACCACTCTTTATTAGTGGAGATCTCTCCAGCTTTAAAGGCGGCCCACTGAACGAAGGCATGGTGGACTAATGCAAGCATAGACCACGAGGACAGAGCCCCCATCGGTTGACCAGTAGCATAAGTGACGAACCCGGTTTTAGACAGAGGAATGGCTTTTTGGCCTTTCCCGAGCTTAATCGTTTTCGGACACGAATACCGCCGACCAACCAATAGGGACGCCCAGAGTTCTGCCCCCCAACTAGTTAAGAAGGGAGACAGAAGTATTTTCTGCAAGATGACAGGTATCCGATCAGTAGCAGCTGAGAGATCGAAAGAATACAATGGTGGTAAGCGCCCGTCTTTACGGTTTGCTTCCTGCCAACGTACCAATCTTTCAATTGGCTTCAATTGATCGAAGGTCCCATCTTGTGGAATCTCTGCCAATAACTTGAAGATCCCTTTTTGAAGGGAATCGAAAAGTCATTGGGTCCAAGGGTCTACCATTGCAAACACGCGTACCTTACCAGCCGGCTCGGGTTTAAATCCGAGCTTTCCTAAGTGATTGGTTGCTTCAAAAGGGCAACTAGGTCCACTACCGATCGGTAGTGAATCCTCTCACACTCAGAGTTCTTTCCCCCACTCCTCAATTCGGTTCAGCACCCAAATGTTGCCAGTCATCTTACACCACCCTTCTAAAAGGGGGTAAAGAGAGGACTGACGCCAAGCGAATGCTGACGCCAAAATCGAGGCAGGAGAGGTACTCTGGGCTCCGGCCGGGATGTTGTACCCGACTAGACTAGGACCTGACTTTGCAATCAAGAACGGTTTGGCACGCAGTGTCTTCATGTACTCCAATGGACCTTCTCCTTCCTCACTCCAAAGCGCATCCGTTACACTTCCTTCTTTGTGAAAGTTGTGTTTCAGACTAGCCGTAAAATGAGTTGTCACGAATTGACTAAATTCGGACACTAAGGATGGGTCCATTCTCGAAGGATCAGTAATTGTACTCAACTTTACTTTTCCAGGGAACGCTAATACTCGGTATAAGCCGAATAGCGTAGCCCAGAATCGTATCGTCCAAGTGCAACCTGATCGTATCGAGGCCCTGTGAAGGGCTGGAATAATAGAAGGAAGACCATTATGTCTCCGACCGACTCGCGCACCAAAGGGCGAAAGATCGTGCAGGCGTTGACCTCCTATCACCTGTTGGAGCACAGAAGAACAAGCTTTAAGGTAAATAACCAAAAACTTGACTCCTCCGTGCTTATACAACTGATGGTACTTAGCCAACGTTGAGATAACCACTTTGACCACTGAAAGGTTCACACTCCGACCCAGCAACGCCACACATCCAAGGATGTGTGGAATCGCCGGTCGCCCAAGTTTTACCTTGAGCATGGCACTAAGAGACGCATAGTCAGCTAATAGTCTTGAATAGGCTTGAATTTTTATTCTTGTCATATCTCGATGTTTAGTTGAATTTCCTATGGTCTACTTAGACTTCGGTTTCCTCGCGAGAGGGCCGCAGCCAGCCTTGGAAGGCTTTGGTGTAGTTACCAATCAGGCTTCAAAGTGCTAATCGCACTGCCAAGATCGACCCCCCACATTCCTCTCGGAACATGGATTTCGGTTTTCCTCTCTTCTTCGTTTTTACCAAGAAGAAAGAACCTATCTCACTCAACAGATTGACCTCACCTTGACCTGTCTCACACGAGACTAAATAAGGAGGTTAGACTGTTGATTCATAGGCACTAGAATAGTGAACCTACCAACGTTCTGCTACCATCCGACTGTTAACCACGGTTGGTTGTTAGAAAAGAAGAAAGACCCTTTCCGGATCTTTAATCGATTCCCTTCCCTTCCCGTAAGTTCCAGTCGAACTTCGCCTTCGGGCGTTGCTCGTTAAACCTATTATGGTGGAACTTAAATAGTCTACGCGCGAGTCCAATCGGACGCGTGGGGAGGCAACTCCTATCAAATGCACGGTATTTTGAACCAAGCACTCGACAAG